CTAGACAGTGAATCGAATGCGGGCTTTAACCTGGGAGAGGCGGCGCTTGCGGGGGTGGACGCCGCCGCCGTCGCGCTGGCTGCCGCCGTCACCAGGTGAGGTGTTGCCTTCGATCGTAGGGATCAGGCCATCGGCATCGACTGGGCCAGTGGCGATGCCACAGTGGCTAAATTTGAAAACGAGCAGGTCGCCGGCCTGGATGCTTTCGGGCTTGAGGGTGCGGCGGGTCTGGGTGGTTTTGTCCTGGTCGAGCGACCAACCAATCAGGCCATAGGCGGCGGCGGTCTTCGGACGATGGAAGGTTTCCGTTTCTTTGACTCCGGCGGCGCGCATGGCTTCGCGGACGACCCAGCAAATAAAGGCAGCGCACCACGGCCAGTTTTCATCAGCCTGGTCGGCGAGGGTGGTGGCGCGTTTGTAGGCGTTGACTCGCAGCCCACAGTTGCTGGTGCCGTCCTCGTGGGTGCCGATCTCGCGGCGGGCGACTGCGACGAGCGTACTGGCGAGAGTCACCGGTTCTTGAAGGTGTTGACGATGCCGACGAGAGCGGTGCCGACTGCAATCAGCGCCGCTGCCTGAGCAGGGTTGAGGGCAATGCCGGCGGCGGTGACGATCTGAATGATCCCGCGCCAGGTGGATTCTTGTTTGAGGTAGCTGATGAGGATATTTTTCATGGTAGTATTGGATTGTTGAGAATTTCAGCGCCGCAGACGCCAGTGGCATTCGGCAACGCCGCAGCCGACGGCCATGCGCTCGACCTCGCCCTGGAGTTTTTCAATCGTGTCTACCTGGGCAGCAATCAGCTTGTCCTGGGCTTCGAGGCGGGAAACTAGGAAGCGCCACATGATCGCGGCCAGAGTCGCAATCGTGGATGATAGAAGGCCGACGGTGCCGAGCATCCAGGCGATGGGGAGTTCGATCATGGCTCGGTGACTGGTTCGGTGACTGGTTCGGGGACTGGTTCAGCCTCTGCCTCGGTGGGTGCCTCCAAGGAAACGATGGGAGCAATGAGAACGAATGCGGTGCCATCGAAGGTGATGTCGCTGCGGCCGGTGAGCGGGGCGCGGGTTGGGAACTGCGTTGTTCCCAACGCGTCGAGGCTGGCGTTGACCACTTCGGCCAGATCCGCGTTGGCTGTCAGCGTGGCGGCTGAGGACGAAACGTCGGCATTGAGCACGGCGAGCAGACGGTCTGTCGGCAGGCTCCAGAATCGGTCGGAGGCGGCGGCGAGCGTGACAGCGAGGTGGTGGGTTGCCTCTCCGACTTGCAGGACAAGGGATTCCTTGGCGGCTAGGTCGGATTCGGCTTCGGTGAGAGTGCGGAGGATGGACATATTTTTTAGTGTGGTTGGTTGGTTGGTTAGTAAGCGGGGAGACTGTTAAGAACGACGGCCTGAATAACCCCTATTTCATGCTCCTTTGTATTGATCGATCCGGAATCGTTAAGAGCAGCAAAAGCAACATATCGATTTGCAGGTGAGCTTGTAGTTGACGGAGTGCCAGTGGTCATTTCGATTTGCTTGGAGCCATTAGATGCACGAACTGTAGAACCGTATCTCCAAATTGATACGATATAGTAATCATCAAGACCAGACATCGGAGTCAATGATCCTTCTGAATAAGATTTGCTGGTGTCATTATGGCACATGATATACACTCCATCACTTCGGAATTCTAGTCCGAATCCAGATGACGTTAGGTCTATCCCTCCAAGGGTGGCTGCAATTATAATTCTGTAAGTACAGCCACTTTGTACTCGTCCATTCATGACAAGGTGCAATCCATAATTCGTAAGGAATCTAGTACCGCTACTATAGTAACTACTATTGCCCGAATAAAAACACCTAGCGAGTGTCATGCTGGCGCTATATCCATTTGGAGTGTTTTCAGCTATGCGGATATACCCAGGGTGCGGAAACGAGACAAACGAAGCATTGGATGTTGTGCCAGTTGTCGGGATCGGCAATCTAAAATATTTGTTTAAATTGTCCCTCAATGCCTGTGATACAAGTCCTGATGTAACAATCCTGTTGGTTTGGGTTAGCGAATTATTCTGACTTACATAAGGCCCGCTTGATGTAAGGTAGCCGAGTCGATCAAAAACGTAAGTCCACTCCATGAGCATCCCCACGGGATCGGTGGGGTGAATGTCGTTACCCGTCCCCGTCAGCCCGTCTGCCATTGGTTTCAAACCGTATGCGGGAGCCACGTCGATGAAGCTGTGATCGTTTGCGACGGCGATAGAACGTAAATACTTGGCTTGGTTGGATTGAGCCGTCAAGATCGATGAGTTATTTGTGCCAGATGTGTTTGCTGGAATCAGCAACCAGTGCGGCTGATCCGCCTTGACGGCGCTGAATCCGTTGTAAACATCGATCAGTGCCTGCAATTCTGGCAGCTCAGTGGTGGTATTGTCGGCGGTTTGGCAATAAAACAGATGTGGACGAACATTATTGAGAATCCCCTGTATGACCCACGGCTGAACCTGATTCCATTCGAGAATCCCCATACCTCCCTCGTCCATCAGGTAGGCGGCTAGCCCATTGTCGTATCTTTTTTTGACTCTGGAGGTAATAATCGTCACCGATCCGCCTGAAATATGTTTAATGTTCAGGCTGTAAACACTACCTCTTGGTACTTGGATTGTCGCAATACCCAATGCTTGCGCAGAGCCGTTGTTGGCGTCAATGGATGTGCCGATAGTCGTGTATGGGCCAGCATTCGGCCCAACCTGTATTTCAAATGTGCCTGCTCCATTCTCTTTGATGTAGTAAATGGTTGCTTCGTCGAAAGCGATGTCAACAACCGTGTCAATGCTTATTTTGACTCTTTTACCAGCAGACAAAACGCGAACTTTTTGAGTCGGCCAAAGGGTTCGATCTGTAACACTTGTCGCAGCATCCGCACCTTCACCGCCCATCGCAAGGAAATCAAACCCAAGCTCAGAATATGAACCAAAACGATCAGGAATAATATCGTCAAGTAATCTATATCGCTTATTCCCGATGAGAGAATCACCGAAGAAAACAATCCTGGGCGACACGGATGGATTATTCTGCCTCTGAGCCGACAAACCTTGAGGAACCTTGATGATATCGAGCGATTGGATGTAGCGAGCATCCGAAAGCCCGCGCGTCATCGCGCTGTTGTCGGTCAGCGTCTGGCTGGATTGGCCAGATAGCTGGACGTGTCCTGTCAAGGTGGGGCTTGCAATATTTGCGGGAGTGTAACCAAGGGCGGTGATGACTTGAGCGCCCGTCGGTGTGACTCCACCCACGATATCAGCCGCCGTGATGGGCCGGTTTTTCCACTTGTCGCTCGATGCCTCGTAAAGCAGCGCGTCGCGATTTGCGAGACTGCTGATCGTGACGTTGTTCAGAGGTACGGGCGAGGATTCAAGAATCCCAAGCGATGCGCGTTGCAGTGCGGCGGTGGCGGCTGTCAGTAAGGATCGTCCCTGTGCGGTGGAATCGGTGATCTGTGCCGAAGGAATATTATGGGTGTGGCTGACCGGAGCAAAGGCGGAGGAAGACTCGGTGGCGGCACTACCCAGCGCCAGCGCTATGCGCGCGCCAGGTGCATCATCCGCGAGCGCAGTTTGTACTGTGCTGGCGGTCACCGTGGCGGCGGATAGATCCGCCATAGAAATGACCTGCATGTCGCCGATCTCATCAAAGTAGATAGAGCCGTTGGCGCGGATGGCCGGTAATGGCAGTGTTGAGTTGCTGCCGGCAGGCTCGGCCTCGGGAAAGCGGATCGCCTGGCGGGTTTCGTCCTGTTCTCGGATCAGACGGGTGAGCTTGTCGAACTGCGCTTCAAAACGCTCGGCTGGCAGGCGAGTGTTGGTGATTAGATCAAGGTTTTGATCGCGGTCGGTGGCACGGATGAAGGTGAGTTTGCTGCCGCTTACTGGTGGGCTGGTAAACGTCACCGATGCGATGCCCGTGTCGGAAAGCGTGACCGAGTAATCAGTGCCGAGCGTTTTGAGAGATGCCGTGCCGTCAGCAAGTGTGACCCAGAGACGAAGCTCAGAGGTGCTGTTGACTTGTAGGGTGGTGTCGTAGTTCGCCCCACTGTTGGATACCATCCGGACAATCACCGGCTCGCTTGCAGAAACCATGGCTCAACAGAGCTTGATTTCCATGAGGGGTCATAGTTCCTAGTAGGGAAAACGAGTCAGTTGGGTCCTTCGATGTTTTTCAGCACCTTAACCAGATCGCGGACGATGTGGGCGGCACTGCCGGCGGCTGCTGCGTTGCCAGAAACGACAGCGCCCAGGGTGAGCACCCCTTCGAGGTCTTGCATCACCTCGTCAAAGTCACGTTCGCCGCGGAGAATATCGTCGAGATGGGCCGTGGCTTTGAAGCCATTGCCGATGCCATCAAGCAGGCTGCCGCTGCTTTTATATTCACCCGCCGCTCCCCAGATTCCCTTGCTGATTGCATCGCCAAGCAATGGGATGCCCTGGAACGGGCTGGTTAATGAAGCCAGCGCCAGGCGTTTTGGGTCCCAGTTGCGCTCGTCGAACCATTCCTTGTCATCATCGTCGCGGAGATCGCTCCAGATTGATCGCAGTAGAGTTGGAAGCACGCCACCCATCGCCCAGACTAGGGCGATCGGGGTGATCTTTTGGGCTGCGGTCTTGCCTTTGGAGGCGGCCAGCGAGGCGTAGATGATTTTCTGCCTGGCGTCGGATGCGAAGTTCCACATCAGCTTGGCCGCGGGATTGGTCACTGAGTTTTCGTAGTAGGATCGCGCACCCATGCGGGTCGGTTGTGCAACGCGGTCGGTGCTGCGCGCAGCGGCATCTTGGGCGTAGCGCTCGGCGGAAGCCCCAGAAAGCAGCAGGTCGGTTTCAGCGAGTTTGAGGTGGTAGTCGTAGAGGATCGCGTAGGTGCCCGCGGTGAAGAGTGCGTCGGCACCATTGATCAGTTTGCCGACCTTTTGCATGGCGAACTTCAGCTTCGACGGATTGCGATTGTTGAGCCCTTCCATCGCCTGGCGGACGATCGGTGGTTGTTCACCCAGGCGGCGCTGGATGTAGTCGCTAGCCATCGCCTTGCGCCATCCGAGGTCGCCCATCATCAGGCGGGTGAAGCGGGTGAGGTAGGCACCGCCAGGCATTTCGAGCGATGCCGCGGCGAGCTGCGTGCTTTGGATCATCAGCACCGATGCCCGTCCTACCAACGCGAGCGATGACAGGCGACCCGTGGCTTCACGGATCATTCGGTTTAGGAATAGGTTCGTTGATTTGTCGCGGATGCCGCCCTGGGCAAACAGGTCAATCCAGTTGCGCAGCATGTTGACGGATTCTTCCCCGCTGGATGCTTTGATCGAATCCCCGACCTCGCGGTTATTGAGCAGCGACATCGCTTCGGTGGCGAGTGGTGCATAAGCCATCCAGTGTTCCATCTGGCGAGAGTGGCCGAGGAAGACTTGCAGTGCATCGTCGAGCCTTGGCTGAGCGATGGCAGATTGCGAGCGGGTGCGCAGGCTACCAGGAGTCATGCTCGTGCCTTGGGCAACAGCGCCGGTTTCCGCATCGATCAACTGCCCGCCTGGTGCGTTGAGCGGATCGACCGTGATCGGTGCATAGTTTTCATTCTTCGGCAGGTTGATGCCGTAGAGGTCACGGAAGATCGGGTTAAGCCGCTGCCATTCGCCGGCGTAGCGATCCATGATGAAGAGTCGGATTGCCAGTGCCTCGGGACTGAGCTTGGATTCGATCTCCTGGATGTCTTGCTCGCGGTAGTGCCACTTGCCGACAGGGTTGCCATCGTCATCAAGGTGGCCGGTCATGTGGCGTTTGCCATCGGCCTGACGCCACATCAGCGTGGCGGTGATGGCTTCGAGCTGCGAGAAAGTGCTCTTGCGGTTTTTCCAGTCGAGGATGGAAATCCCCTGTGGATCGGCCAGCGCTTTGCGGAGTTTTTCCGCTTTGAATGAATCGCCGGCCAGGCGTGCCAACAAGTCATCGATGTCGCCACCCAGTTTTTCCATGGCGTCCTCCTTGGCATTGGAAGCACGGCGCTCCCAGTCGGCGAGATAGTTGGCGATGTCAGAATTTTCACCGAAGACCGTGTGAACGAGTGCCTCGAAGGATTGCAGCGAGTGACCGAGTTTTTTGATCCAACCGGTGAGTTTGAGTTCCTTGTCTTTCTGGATGCGCACCTCTTCACGAGTGCCGTCCTTGCCGGTCGCCTGGATCAGAGAATCACGCTGACCCTGGCGGCGTTCGCTCTTGGCGCGCTGCTTGGCCTTGAATTCGGCATAGCCATTTTCAAACAAGGTAGTGGCCTCGGCAACCGCGGCGGCGCGCGCAGCGGCATCGAGATGGTGCCAGTTGCCGGCTAAACGGATCATCTGGGCAAGCTGGAGGAAGTGCGCCTCCTCATCGGGAGATAGCTTGCCGTCGAGATTGGCGGCCTTGCCCTCGTATTTCACCGCCTCGGCTTCGGCATCGTCGCCATCCAGCGCCATCGCCCGTTCCATTTCGGTAAACAGGGAATGGATGTCAGCCGTAATTTTTCCGCGTGGCTTCTCACCGGCGGCGGCCTTATTCGGTCTGGAGCGTTTGAGCAGCGCCTCCATCTCGTCGTCAAAGCGCTCACGGAGATAACTCTCCACGACCTTGTCGATTTTATTGAGTCGCTCGTTGAGGAATTGCAGGCGCTTCTCGTCAGTGCCGATCTTGGCAAGCTGGGTGTAGCCACCGATCTTGCCGCGCAGTTCGGTGGGCAGCGCCATCATCATCGCATCGAGCATGGCGAGCGAGCGCAGCAGTTGATTCTTGGGCGAGTAGTCGGAGGCCTCCTTGGCCATACGTTCTTTCATCCATTGCTTGGCCTCGTCTTTGGCGACCTTGCGGGCAGTCGCCACGTCGGCGCGGGCGGCCTTCATGTATTCCTTCATCTTGGCAACCGAGTTCGATTCGCGTTCGAGCGCCTGCCACATTGCGTCAGCAGTCGGCTCCTTGATCAGTCCGTTGTCGAAGAGTTCCTGGGCTGCCTGGTCAGGTGCCAGGGTGCCACCGAAGACGCTGCGAGAGATACCATCGGCACCATCGTAGTCGCCTTGTTTCTTTGGATCGAAGAACGTCTCGCCGCGGGCGATTGCCTGGCTCTGACTCATCAGGCGGCCGCGCAGCGGACTGTCGGGGTTGCCCAGGTATTCGTGAACCGGTTGCGACTTCAGTTTGGCCAAGTCGGCATTGTCGAGAATCCCATTATTCTTGGCGTGGGCCTCGTCCTCCAGTTCAGCGCGGCGGGTCGCTTCACGGAAGGCAGCCTCCTTGCGGATGCTGGCGGTCTTCCGCGGGTCTTCGATCATGCTCCGCTTGTAACCCTTGCCAAAGGCAATGCCGAGCTCATCGCGGTCGCGGCGCAGCTTCGCCAAGTTATCGAGCATCCGCTGGAAGATCGCGCGGCGAACCTCGGGATTGCGGTTTCTTGCCGTCGCGTTGAGCGACAAGCCATCAACCATCGAAACGGGGGCTAGGGAGAAGGAGCTATCATTGACTTCTGGCAAAGGCGAAGCTCCTGGATTGACTCTCCCTGTGACTAGATCCGTGACTCGGATTTGGCCGTTTTTATCCTTGAGGAAATTATCTTTGTTTAGATCCGAGACAAAATACTCCTCACTGTTTACCTCAATTCTGGAAATTAATCCTTGGCTCGGGACGATGTTGAAAGGCAAACGCAGAGCTTCGTATTCCGCATCGGTGATTGGAGTGCCATATTCCTGGACCAAGTAATGAGCCCCATCGCTTTCAATCGCCTGTGTCGGCATCCCACCAAGGGCATTGATTACCTCAGCCTTGCTTCTTACGTCTTCCAGATCCGTACTGCGGATCAATCTGCCGTCGGGATCGTAGTGCCAGATTCCCTTGGCACGGATAGACTTGAGAACAAGATTCTCGCCGAAGGAGATGACATCGCTTTCAGTGCCACGTCCAATTGTTCGCTCGCTTCCTTCTGCCTTTGCTCGGGCGATTTCGCCTCGAATTCCCGACGGGCTTCCTCCCGCGCCTTGTCCAAGGCTGCTTTGTGGGAAGGTGGAACGGGAAATGTCACGGCGTCTTTCATCGGTGTGATTGCTGTCATAAAGATTTGATGGTGCATTGCCAAGTGAAAACGCAGTTCCTGAATCTTCGGCGGTGGTCGATTCTCCGAAATAGCCGAATTCGGCCAGATCATCCATGGCCCAGCGAACCTCTTGCGCCTTCACCTCAGAAACCCACACCTTGGTGTTTTGGTCTGGATCGATGCCCATGGCGTGCGTGCGTGCGTATTCCTTGGAGAGCGTCACCCAGTCGCCCTGGTTCATCTCGGCCTTGGGGCCGGCTCGGAAAATCTTGAGAAGTCCCTCAGGGTTGTTCCGCACCTTTTTCAGTTGGGCCATCGTCTCGCGAACAATCTTTGACCCCATCCCCGTGTACCATTCGGGGTGATCGTAAACGTCTGCTGGCATGAGTTCGCCTTCGGCCAGGTCGTGCGCGCGAGGGCCTTCCTCCGACGGACGATGGTTGATTCCATAGTCGGGGGAGAGAGAAAAGGCGGAAGATCCGTTCTCTTGCACCCGTTCACCCACAATGTCAGATTCCAATCCGTAAAAAGTAGGAGTCCTTGAGAAAAGCCCCATTTCCATCCCGCTGGCATACCAATTCCGACCTTTTTCATCTACGTAATCCACCACGATGTCCGTCAACAGGTTGGCGCGGTTCATGCCGTGGAAGTTGTTGATCAGCCGCTCCGCTTCCAATTTGGACGCGGCCTTCGCATGGAGCATCAGCCACGCACCGCCTTGGCTGAGTGTGTATTCCGAAATTTGCTCCCGAGTGAGTTGAAGAATATTAATCGCCGAGCCGGTAAAGGTCGCCGCAATCGCTCCCCTGGCGGTGGTGATAAACCCGATAATGTGATCAGGATTCCCCCGGTCGGATTCAATGTCGCGGGAAATTGAAGCGATTCGATCCGCGCTCAATGCTTGCTGCCCAATGTCATTCACCCCGTCGATCAGCCTGCTTGGCCATGCGTAAGGATTTACTTCCGCGCCAGCTTCACGCAGCGCGGACGGCGAAATGGCGTGACCGTTGACCACACCTACATCGTCAATCGTGGCAAATGACGCATGATTGATCACCACATGATTCACCATTTGAATTCCGTGCTTTTTCATTTCCGCCGAGTGCATCAACGTCACGCGGAGATCAGCCGACGAAGGGCTTGGGTCGCCACTCGGGTGGTTGTGCATCAGGAAATAACTGTCCGCCTTGGCGGCTTGCAGGAATGCCAAGTGATCCGCCAGTCCGTCTGCATTGTTCTTTCCGTCCGCAAAAATCGCGGCCGAAGTCGGGACGCGGGCAGTGATGGCCATGGCGTCAAGAATCTGATACCCAGCACCGCCTTTGTGGCGCTTGGTCCGGCGTTTCGCCGCCAGCAGGTAAAAAGTCTCAAACCGTGGATTCCGCAGCGCCTGCGCTTTCACCGCCAACTCTTCCGGCGATCCAATGGTTTCACCGATAAACCTTACTTGCAGATCCGTTTCGAGGTCGCGCGCAAGTCGCTGCCGTATGATGGATGCGTTTCCGATTCGTCCGCGTAAATCCCCTTCTTGATCCAGTTCTTTTTCGCCGGAAGCTTTACCAGAATCCCCTTCGAGGATACTTTGCGCGAAGTCGAGTAAGAGTTGACGTTTGTCTTCATAAGAAGCCTTGGGTTGCTCCAAACGTAGCGCGTCTTCACCGATCCTGTCAATAAGCGAGTCGCGCAGGTCGGTCGGGCTGCCTTTGAATAATGACCCCATCGAAAACGGTTCGTTGTCGGTGGGGACAAAGTCATTGAGCGCCTTCAGCTCAGCCTGCACCGCTGCGTCGTGTTCGCCCTGGTAGTCGCGGCCGGTGAGCTTATCGAGAAACGCCTGGTGATCGGCCTCGTTGAGCTTGCCTTCGCGGATGGCCTTTTTCATCGCCAGGGCGCGGGCGCTGGCAAGACCCATCACGCCGCGCAGGGATTCGAGGAAGGCGCGGAATTTCTGGGTGGCGCCAGGTGCGAGTTTTGCCAGGGCGATCATGTTGCGGGAGATGATGCCATTGGCGAGCGGGATCGACTTGTCGCCCACGTTGCGCTTGCGGGTGCGCAGTAGCTCAGCCTCGATGATTTTCTGGATGGCCTCATCGAGCATCTTCGGGGTGACATCGGCGTCGGCGATTCCTTCGTTGAGCAGAGCAAGACGTTGTCCCGCCTGATTTCCGCGGCGCAGCACCTGGGCATTCATTACATTGTCCACGGCACGGACGAAGGCCAGCTCGTCAGCGTGGGTGATTTCGCCGGCAGCGCGCAGTTGCCGCAGCATGCCGTGACCGGTTTCATGGGTGAGCGTAAGAACCGATGATCCAGCAAAGAGCCGGTTGGTAAAGCTGCGCACGGTGCCGCGCAGGGTTTCTTTATTCTGCCCCAGGGCGATGCGGGTGATGTTGCCGGTGCCTCCATTGAGAACCTCCTCGTCGGCGACCTGTTGTTGGAACTGGTCAATGTGGCGTGGGTCTTCCGCGGCAGCCACGGCCTCGGTGTAGAGCGTTCCTAGCTCGAAGCTGTTCTGGGAATTCGGATCAAGCGCTTGGAGGTTTTCGCCCGCCTCCAACATCGAGGCGATGTAGGACATCTTCTCCGCGCGCTGTTCGCTGAGAGCAGCGCTGTGATTGCTTGCCAAACGGAATGCCGTAGCCTTGTCGGGTGCTTGGCCGATCTCTTGTCCGCTTTCACCATCGAGCACCTGGTAGCCATCCGCCGACTGGACGATGCGCGGCATCCATCCGCTTTGTTGGGCGCGCTCCATGGCAGCCTTGCGCTCCACCGACTGCTGCATGAGATCCTCGACGGCACCCTTGGCACTGTCGCTGTTGGCGTCGGAACGTTCGGCTGCGGCCGCGAGCGCGGCATTGGCCGAAGCAACGCCCTTGCCAACCGCCTCGCGGAAAACCGGAACATCATCGGGATGCATCCCGCCGGCCAGCAGTTGTGTGTCGCTGGCTTCTGAGAATGCTTTAATTCTTGAATCCTTGAATGCGCTGACACCTGCACCAAAGATTGCCAGTGGTAGCATCGTCACCATCATCTCCGCGTTCTTGGTCCAAAATCCGTCGAGAACCCCACCCTTGCCCGTCCACTGAACATCGGGAATGTCTTGTTCAAGAGCATGGCCCAGGTCTTGGATGACGGCGGGTACTAAGTCTTGGAGATTTTCCAAAGTCCCTTCTTCGATCGTACCTGCACCAGTTCTTACGGCAAACCGCAGCGCGCGCGACTTCACCCCATCCATGACCGAGGTTAGCGCCTTTTCAAATATCGGCAGTCTACCGGCAAAGGCTTCGATCTGGAGTTTCTCCATCAACACCTGTGGCACCGCGGCAAAAGGTGCCAGTTCACCGGCGTACTTGGCGGCATCCTTGTACGACATCCCCTTGTCTTGAAAATCCTGACGATAGTCCTGATAGATGGATTCCTGCGAGCTAAGGTAAAAGGCAGCCATTCCGACATAGGGAATCGCCGCACTGGCAGATGTTACAATGGCACCAGGCGCACCATAGGCTCCCTTCTCAAAAATTCGAGCCAAGCTTCCATCCTTGGCCAGGTACTTCATCGGGTCATAGCTGGCTTGTTGAATGCGAGCCACGCTTGCCTGGAAGTCGATCCGCTCTCGAGTTGTCGCAGAGTCTTTCAAGTTTTGCTCATGGCGCTGCATTCCTGCTTCCATCTGTGACGGATAAAGATCGGGCATGCCGCCAGTACGCGAATCGCGCGAGGCTTCCCCAAGGACGCCCGCATTGACCTCCACCAGGTTCATCATGTTAGTCCCAAAGCCTTTGATGTCCCGCCCGCTCTGCTTCACAATGTTTGACCAAAATGTAGCCTGCTCTGCGTCTGGCAGTGATCCCGACCTGACCTTGAGCGCGGCTAAAAATGTATCGCGCTCTCTTTCATCCAGCGAAAAATACGCATCTCCCGCAGCCTTGGCGTAGTCACCTTTGCTGGTGAAAGCATTCCAGACCGAGTCCAGTTCGGGGCGGAATGCATCCACCTGGTCTTTGACCTCAGACTGAATCTCGTGCCACGCTGCGTAGTAGTCAGCTTCTTTGGCAGGATCGTAGCCAGGTTGGTTTTTTGCACTGTCCTTCCAGGTGCTGAACCCGCGCTTCGGATCGTTATCAGCCAGGAAGCTGTCTTTGGATGCAGCCCTGGATAATTGAGAACCCATCTCGCGCGAGTCCTTGCGGTCTTGGGAATACTTCACCACCTCGGCGTGGAACGATTCCTCGCTATCCGCGCCGCGGTCATTGAAGTAGAGATGAGAGGCGCGAACGCGTGCGAGGTGCCGGCCAAATGGCGACGGGTCAGCGGGAGCATCGTCACTGGTGTAGTGGAGGAACGCGTCGTTGGTGAGCTGGAGTTGTGCCGCGGAATCGACACCATCCTTGGCGTAGTACTTCGCAGGATCGAGTGCAGCCTGGTCCACTTGGCTCATGCCATTGATGCGCCACTCTTTTAACGTCTGCTGGTATTCCTCATTCTGCTTTTGCCGTTGTTGCTCTGTTTGAATCCACGGATTCTCCCCAAATCCCTGGCTAACCAAGTCGGGAGATGCCGCGGCATCGGGTAACATAGCTGCCTCGGTCAGCGGTTTAACGTCAGTGGCTAGATTCTCCAGTGGGTCTTGAGTTGAGGAATCGGCAAAATTAGAAATCAGGGTAATAGCCATGGGAAATTAGGAAGGGTATCCGTTGAGGAAGAGAGCGCGCTCAGACTTGCGTCGGCGTTCCAAGCCGTCGGATGGTTTGCCATCGGCATTGCGGTAGAGCAGCATGGCATCGGCAATCTCCGCTTTGCTGCGCTTGCCATCAGCAAGCAGCGTGCGAAGACCACCGTCCCCAGTTCCCAGATTGTGGGAAAACGAAATGAGCGCATCAAGTTCATTGGGCTTGAGAACTAATCCGACGCGTTTGGTCTCGGTTTCCACCTTGCGACGAGTTTCCTGGATTTCAGATGTCAGCCGCTTTTCGGCCTCGGCGGCGGTGATCGTTTCACCCTTTTTAGAAAGTGTTCCGTAGCCAATGCTCCACTGCTTATTGTCCCAGTAGGCATTGACCTGGGAATCCTTGATCGGACCACCTGATTCCCAGCTCTTGATCGTATCCATCAGGTTAGAGCCAGCAGGCATCACCATGCTGGTCGATGAATCGCGGGAGGGTTTCGGAGCCAGCTTAGCGGCGTTCAGATTATCGATGACGTACTGGCCGCCGATCTCTTTGAGCTTCTTCTCAAACTGCTCGCTGGTCGCATCTGGGTTGAGGCGTGACCATTCTGCCAGCTTGTTTTTAGCGGCGCCGAGCGCCTGGTCAGCGCGGCTATTTGCGTCCAATGCAGCCGTGGCTTTATCAGAATTGATGTAATCCACTTCGGCCGCACCGCGGTAAAGTGCCTCGCCCATTTTCCAGACGGCTTGATCGACCTTGGGATCGGCCTTGCCTCGCTGGGTCCAGAGTTGTTGGAACGTTTCCTCGCGTTTGGCATCGGTCTGCTTGGTCTTGTCAGCGCCGTCAATGATCGCAGTCGCCTGCTCCTCGCTGTATCCCAGGCTCAGCAGCTTGGGACGTGACTGGAGGAAGCCTGAGCGGATTTCTTCCGATACCTTCATCCGTTGTTCAACGGGAACTACCATGCCAAAAGCACCCGTCTTGGCCGCGGCTTCCAGCGATTGAATGCCGGCGTCGAAATTCGTCTTCACCTGGTGCTCTTTGAAACTGCGCTTGCCATCCAGCCGATCCATCAGGTCTTTGCGGTTGGGATTGTTTTCCGAGAGTCGGAGGATTTTTCCACGAATCTCGATGCCCGCTTCATCCGGTCCTTCCCCCAGGGTGGGGGTATAGTCGCGCAGCATTCGCGATGCCTCTCCTGCAAGACGATCCTGTGTTTCTGGTTTGCCGTTCTCGATCTTCGCCTGGTCGCTTTCAAATTGGCGGGCGTAGTTGAGAACTGAATTTAATACCTCGGGTCGCAGTGTATTGCCATACTTCTGAGTAAGCTGATCGGTCGTCAGGCCACGCACTGCATCATCCTGAGCGTTGTTGACCGCTCCGGTCAGGTTCTCACGAAGCTGAGCCTTCGCGCGGGTGATGCTGCGGTCGCGCATATCCAGCGTGGCACCAGGGTGATCCTGGATGAAACTCGGGGAACTGAGTCGTTCAAGCGTCGTTTGTGGATCGGCTTTAATATCCTCGCCAATGTGGTACTCTGCCTCATGTTCGGAGATTTTTGACATCGCTACCGCACCGGCCTCGGGTGTCCATACGCCACTGGTGACTCCCAGGTTGACGGCGTTTCTCGCCTCAACATAATTGCCAGATGCCATCGAAGTGTTCGCCAACAGACTGATTCTCGCATTCCCTTGCTCCACGGATTTCACCGCGGCCTGGGTTTCCAGATGAATCTTGGTTCTGCTGGTCCAGTCTGCCAGTTGCTCGTTTGCACGCGCCATTCCATCGGCAGAAAGATTGAGTTTTTTGAGCCCATCATTCCACCCGCCGACCTTCTCTTGGAATTCATTGCTCCAGTTTTGAGTATCGCTGCGCTTTAGAAGATCATTTGAGAACTTGGCTGCCTCCTCGTTGCGCTGACGCATGAAATCCGCGGTCTTGCCGGCTTCGTCGTACTTGCGAACCTTCTCAGCCAACTCGAACCCTTTTACTCCGACCTTGGCAATAGTCTCACCCATGCGAGCCATTGCTTCGCCCTGGGCCATGGCGACTCCTGGTTTGGCAAGTGGCACGCCAGGGCCGGCGTCAATGTAGCGAGTGGGTGGTAATGGCATAAAATTAAGATGGTTTATTTGCTAGCGGCAAAGGCGCTCGCCGCTTGCCCGACTCCTTGGAATCCACTGGCAACTGCCTGGGTACGCATCACACTAGCACTCGATTCACCTTCCCAGATCGACATATTGGCAGATGCCTGAAGCGATCGCGACTTATTGGCGGCATCATAGCCAATGTCCAAGATGTCGCGACTGAGGAATGTTGAGGTTTCACCGAGGATCGCCAACGGAGTTCCTTCCATCGACATCCCGCTTTCCGCCAAGGCAGCGCGCTGGCGACCGATGATTCCTGCGTTTTCTCGCTGCTTGCGGCGTGCATTTTCAGCAGCGGCATTGGTCTGGCGCACTGATTCATCACGCTGAATCTGGGCATTGTACTTGCCAGTTTGTTCCGCAGCTTTAGCCGCATCGAGCTGACCCTTGACGGAAATGGCGGTTCCGACAGCGATAGAGGTTGCTGCGACTACTGCTGCTGCTGCAAAAAATGCCATTAGGGTTGATCTTCTAAAGTTGGATGTTGGAGTTTCCACTGGTTAAGCAGGTGCTCTGGCAGTAGGGGATTAACGTGCGGTTCGAGAATTGCTTCCCCGATTTTTTCTACATCAGTTTCATCGGTCGCGTGAAAGGTGGTCCAAACCGTATCGGTTTCGGCGTAAAGAACGCGGCGGGTGCCTGGCTGGGTGATCCCGCAGTAAGGCGCCTGGTAAACGACCTTGCCCTCATTCTCCGACATGACATGGATGCAGCCCTTAGAAATGACAAATGGATGCTCGGTGCGGTGCTCCATACTGGTGCCGAGTGTGCCGGCAGGAATGAAGATTTCGCGGATGTACATCCCAGGCGTGAAGCGGTGAACGACAGGGCAGTCAGCAGCGCCGTGAACCGCCAGTGCAGCCTCAAGCTCATCGATGCGAGTCATGGATTGCAGGTCATTCATAGCTCCAGGCGGTAGCGTAGGTTCATCGACATCACGTTGAGTGGAAGTGGCTGGGTTTGGCGGATCGCCACGGTGACTTGGCGATCGGTATTGCTTTCGACGTATTCTTCGACCAGGCCAGTGAATGGCGCGGCCGCGGTATCGAGAACCGAGTCGTCGCCGCGGATCTGCATGGGCCGCCAGGTATCTCCGCCGTCGCTGGAAATTTCCCCGCCCAACGTTTTCCAGAACTCCAGGATGGCGCGGGTAAGGCGCTTTTTGCCAAGTTTGCTCAGGCTGTTGGGGTCCATGGTTTCCAGGTAAGTCGGCTCAAGAATGCTCTCAAAGGGAAGACCGATGATTGCGCTCGTTGCATTGGCATCAAGTAACAGTGTGCCGGTCGCGCTCACTACCAGGTCGCGGTGAACCATGCCATCCGCCAGGATTGAAACCGTCTTGCCTTTGAGATGAGACAGTCCAGAACATAGCTTGGCCACGGGCGTCACGGTCATTGCGCTATCGAGGTAGACTGCCGCGGCATGATTCCCATCCTTGATTTTGCGGATGGTATCAGGCTGGAAACGTTCGACGTAACGAGCCGTCACCCCATTGACCGTGCGTTTGACTGTCACCCACACCTGGTCATCTTCCCCCGATCCCAACACCACGGCCACTGACTCAAAACTACCATCGGTGACGTGACGCGACCAGCCGGTGACCGCCTGCCCCCGCTCATAAGTGAGCGCCAGCAGGTCGCCACGTTCGGTGACAATCCAGACAATCGCTTCAGGATTCCGCTGGATCGCCATCTGTTTGAATGTCGCGTCGCCCAGGTGTTCTGCCAGCATGTTGAGATCGACCGCGTTGTAGCCATCCTTGTCGGCCGCATAGGCATACTCTCGCAGCTTGCGCTTGGATCGCTGGACAAAGACGAGAGCATCATTGATGGCCCGCGCCTGGATAGCCGCAGAGCCAAACGACGTATTGCGCCGCAGCTTGGCAATATCCTCGCCGAGCTTCTGGCCGAACACCCACTCGCCTGACGAAGTGCCGATGATCAGCAGTTCCTGTGATACCAACCACTCGACGGCAGACGCCTCATCGCTCTGGAGCGTGTAAGCGAGCGACCGATCAGCATCGGCACCTATTCTGAAATCGCCGTAGGAATCTACGGTTGATGCCCAAATCGTGGTTGGCTTGGCATTGGTGCCGCCGAACCACAGACGGCCATCGTGCAGCGTGATCGCACGAGGATAGCCATTCACTGCATTCCAGGCCGGTGCCTGCCAACGAGTGGTCGCGTCGCCATTTAACAGGGAGGTGAGCACAACCGCCTGCGCAAAATAACTTGCGTCTGGTGCTGACAGCGTCACTGTCGGGGTGCTGGTGTATCCACTTCCACCACTTGTTATGTCAACGTCTATAACTCTGCCTAATCCGTCAATTTCCGCAGTTCCAGTCGCACCCGTCCCGCCACCTCCCGTTATGGTCACCGTCGGTACTTTCGCATAACACGATCCGAATTGGTTGACTGTGAGTTTAGTAATTACATTATAAGTAGAACTTCTTGTGGCGTAAGCAGTCGCTTGCTCAGCAGGCAATACGGTCTTAATGATAACCATTCCATGGTGATCCGGATTCGATGCCTCCAATTCTGCAACGTATCCACTCGGCAATTCTCCAGCTGTTGAAATATGCCTTAGCCGTAGGAAACAAGGTTCATCTTCCGTGCCCGTCAAGAGTTGCTGCACATCGCTCGTCCCGGATTTGACAGGAACATGGGTTTCCCAGGTTACCAGGTCACTGGATTTTTCAACAATCAGATAAGAACTCCATTCTGCCGTTGGGTTGTTGGTCGCCCGAATTAAAACTGACCACTCTCCTAGAACGTATAATGGAGTGCTGACTTTAGCGGCTGCTCCAGCAGTTACTGTAGCCAGTGTTAATTTGACAACAAGCGTATCACGCCGCTGGGTGATGACCCACTTGGTTCCGACATGGGATGGATCAAAGATGTCGGAACTTGAAATCAACGTCACCGTTACTCCAGTTTCAATACCATTTGTAGTCAGATCACTCAAGGTCATCTCAACCCAGTAATCTTTCCATGATCTACCCGTCAACGGACTGGTATAGGCCGCCTTGAATGCCGCAAATAATGGACTGGTTGGAGCATCGATTTTTTTGATGCATGAAAAATAACGCGTGGGGGTACCCACTACTTTGACTTTGTTTCCAATAGAATAGGCTGCTGAACTGGAATAAATCGCAATGCTTATAGTCGCTGGAGTCGCTTCAGATGTAACCTTGATCGTCGTGTCCGTAAAATTCGGGTCGAGCAGTACTGGCCAGGATTGCTCCATGGTCGTTAGCAAAAAGATCGAATTTGGATACCTGGACAACACCATCGGCGGATGATCCGGATGGGCGATGAACATCACGTCATTCTGCTGCGAAAACTGCATCGCGTTAATCTCGCTCTCCAGAAATGGGGTGACGATATTGTCCGCCGCGATCAATCCTGTCAGCGTATCCCATACCCGCAGCTTGAGATTGGAAAACTCGACGATGTACTGTGTGGTTGAGTTGACCGAAAACGCCACCAGTCGCGACTGGCTCGATGCGCTCAGTGCCTCCCCCAAGTACTCGGTACCCGACCGGCGAATCGCCCCGCCGTAGATGGTGCCGCGCATGTTCTGCATGGTCCGGCATGCCATCCGGTACTTGTCCATGTCGATGCGAGGATCAAGCCAGGGAGAGATTTCACCCGCGTTAAAGGCGATGCGACGGTCCACGATTTCACTCATTGCGACCTCCTCGTGCCGAGTTGAGACGCGACTGAATCAAACGCGAACGACCGATGATTCTCGACCAGCCAGGGTTTTCGCGGCTGCCGCACTCCTGGGCATCAACCAAGCGAGCCTCACCCATCGCGCGACGGTAGCTGCCATCCATCTGCTGCGCCTTCTCGGCGCTACCCTGGAGTGGAACCGCCAGCTTGGATGCCAGGCGGCAGGCAATCGCCTGTTGGCAGAGAATCCCAAGTGAGCCGATTGGAACCTGCGAGATGTAACGAATCGTGCAGGTTGTCGCATCGCTCGCGAGCTTTGATCCTTCGAGCTCAAAAAACTCGTCGGATGTTCCCCATTCCTCGCCGTTGATTTCGAGCACCCGCAGGCAGTCGGATGGCAGTTGATAATAAAAAGCAAAGCCGGTCGTTGGTGCCGGCAGCACCTGGGCAAGCGTGGCGCGCAGCGTGGCGCGATTCCAGCGTCCCAGGGAAAGCACCTCGGCAATCGCCGCATCCGCAAACTGCTTGCACAGCCGCGCAGGCTTGCTGGTCGTATCATCGATGCTCGCAATCGGCATTTCACCGAGCATGGACAGAGCGTGGTTGGCGAGATCGGTGTTAGTAGTCATGCGGATCGTAAAAAAATGGGCAGCCTGGCTGCGCCAATGATGAAAGAGAAAAGCCCGACCCCAGTTTCCCAGGGTCGAGCCAGAGTTGGATCAACCTCCAACAGTCGAGCACTGAACTTCGATGACGCCTTCGTCATACAGACGAGTCGCGCCCCAGCCCCACTCGGTGCGGAGCTGTACGTCGTGGCGATAGCTCGGGAGCTCATCGACCCAGGCTTGTGGGTTTTCAGCGATACCGAACATCACCGCACTGCGAGCAAACGCATAGCAGGAACGATAACCCGTGGCACCTGAACCCGTGGTTGGCAGCAGCGATGGGCTAACAGCCTTGATCGAGATGCCCATCAGGTTGACCACCGCGCCCGTGTTGAGCATACGCAGCGTCTGGAAGTCAGAGCTGGTAAACTTCGTTTCGCGGAGCAGCGCTGGAATCTCGTTGTGCGAGATGATTAGCGTGACTTCGGATTGATTTTCCGTGTCTTGGCCCGTCATATCAGCCACACCGAATCGGCGGATGACATCGAGCATCTTGTCGAAGGTCAGCGAGCTAGCAGTGGCAGTTCCCGAGCTCACATAGTTGTAAGCAATGGACTGAGTCGCTGGCAGTGCAGCGGTACCCGCACCGGCTTTGCCAGTTTGGATCGTGCCTCGGATGCCATCGATGAGGGTTTTATCCCGATCGCGACCCGCAGCCGCAAGCTGCATCCGAAGAATCTGCGAGTGAGGCGAACCGATCGATCCAAGTTGAATCGCGTCACGACGGTCGATATAGTGAGCACTGTCCTTGAATGCCACCTTGAGCCAACGATGCTCAATAGTGGGATCGACAAGAGTCGTTGCAGCAATCGTACCCGTATTGGCCGCCACTGCGTTTGCCGTAGCTTTCGCAAGGATTTGATACCGCTTGCCATCGCCTTGGATGGTTTCGGTGTTGACGTAACTCTCAAGTCGAGAGCCGAGTTGTTGTAAGCCGAGTTTCCACTCGTCAGAGTACATGGTGGGGAATCCTGCTGCGAGGACTCCATTGTCTGCGTATGCCATAGTATTGGTTAGTTAGGAGTTTGAATTTGAGTTTCACTTGCGTTTGCGAGTGTCCGCCAAATGCGGGTCGCCTCCGTCCATTGCTGAACGTGGCGCTCCTAACTGGGCCGCCTTGCGAGCGGGTATCCTTCAGAGCACGAATCCATCGTCTTCATGTTTCGGGTGAGTTCGTCGTTCCTAGTTAGGAAAACAAAACACCCGCCCTCGGCATGAACCGAAGACGGGTGAAAACACGAACAATAATTGACCCCAGAAAATTTAGCGACTGCCGCGCTTTGCTTGGCTCGCATCGAGCTCGTAAAGCGCATGAATCCGGCTGCTGGCTTCGGAGTCATTGCGCCACTTTGGATTTGCCTTCATGATCTCGACTGCCTGTTGACGTGGACTGTGACTGCCCGTATTAACTTCATTTCCGACACCTGGCAGCGGTGCCTCACGCAGCGCCCGCCGTGCCTCATCGATCACGCGCACCACCTTGGGATGGGATAGCGCTGCTTGCATCGCGGGATCAGATAATTCATCAGCGGCAAATCGCGATTGCACAAATGCACGGTTGGCTTCCAGTCGCGAATCGTAGTTATCGCCCCATTCCTTTTGAAATGTCTGTTCGGATGCCTGGGCAAACTGAGCAACCTTCACATTGAATGCTTCAAATGCTCCATCACGCTGGCCACCCAGGCTATCGATGTGCTTTTGAATGAGCTCGTGGGCAGCCGCGGTGGGAATGTGATGTTTGTGGAAAATCTCTGCGTAAGGTTTCATCGCAGAGTCATCCCACTGCACACCGTCTGGCAGCTTTTCCGGCTTGAAGGCATAGCCATCTAGATTCTCTGGAACACCTGCATCGCGGCGGAATGCCGAAACGTCATCCTCCGCGGCACCTGCCTTTGGATAGCTGATGCCGGTCGACTTCTTGCCGACAAATCCGAGCGTATCATCCATCATCCGCATCAGTGTTGCCTCATCCTTGGCCGTAGCAGCCTTGGTCGCCAGGCGCTCGAACCCTGCTTCTCGCAGGCTTTCTGTCCATCCCTCGTTGAAGGTGCCTCCCTTCTGGACATGATCGCCAAACCATCCGCTTTTCGCGGGCTCGCTGCTGGTTGTTGCTGCCTGGGCATTGCCTCCCATGAATCCGCCTGGCGACGGAGTAGGAGTGGACGTTGGGGTGGAATCTCCGACAGATGCCGGAGCCGATTCGATTGCGCTGGTGGATTCGCTCATAATGGAAAATTGAAATCAGGCTTTGCCTTGCGGATGGTCTGCAACAGGTGTGCAACCACCGCCCTCTCGCCATCGCGCACCGCAGCACGCAGGGCATTCACGTCACCGCGATCCGTGGCGATGAAGGTGCGACCGAGTAGGTCAAACCGCTGAACCAGGTACTTGAGAATCTCTTGGCCAGCTTCCGTTCCGAAAACCTCGGCCATCTGTTGACAGAGACGCTCGTGGTCTTTTCTTCGGTTATCCTGGGACAACTGCGAGATTGCCTGTTTGTCGCTAATGCTACTCATCGGGCTTGTTGTTGGATGGCGTCACCCATCTCTCGACGGGCTCCTGCTGGAATGCTGCCGACCTTCTGGACGACGTTTGCCGCCTGCTCGGCCTGCTGCATCTGCTCCTGCTGGGCGCGTTGTTGAGCCCGTGCCATCTGGATTTCTTCGATCGCTTTTTTCGACCGTATCCACGACTCGGGAAGACCCCCGTTGCGTGCGGACTCGCGGACGATCGTCGGCATGTCAAGAGCATCGACTGCCTCGGGGTAGAGCTGGATCATCGGTTGAACCATCCCCATAAATTCCATCAGGCTGCCATTTTCGCGCGCCTGCATCGCCAGCATGATCCGGTTCTTGTAGAGCATCGATGGCATCGCGATTCCCATGCGGTTGCCACCGACCACCCGCATCACACTCGGTGGCGGTGGACCAAATTGATTGTTGCGAAGTAAGACTCCGAAGACTCTCGACAACACTGGATCGAGCATCTCTGAAACCAGACGTCCGAAGATCGGCGAAAACTGCGTGAGCTTCTCGCCGGCCACGAGTGATGCCTCGGTCGCTGTCATCGGCCCGCGCTGCATCGCGCGATTGGCAAACAACTGGAAGAGATCGACGTAGAACGATTGCTCGACCTGGGTGCGCTTGTCGGCCATCCGGTCTTTCGCCACATCGTAGCGACCCGCCGTCGCCCACTCGCGCAGCATCGCCGCGCTGTTGGGATCAGTCGAATCGACGTAAGTAATCTCAAGAGCTCCTTGGCCGATCTCTCCTTCCAGACTCGATGGCGCAATCAGTGGCGGGAATACCGACTTCTCGGTCGCTACATCGGCCAGCTCGTTGAGAAATTGAAGTTGCCGCGCATCGCCGGCAGCCAGTGTGCCTGGACCAAACCCCCAAACGCAGCGGCCAAAACGACGGAAGCGGTGGACCGCAAACGGAAATTCATCATAGCCACTTTCCTGGACGATACTCTTTGATTTTTCGTGGACGACTACCGATTGCCACGACTTGCGCAGATTCTCGGGGTCTTCATCCTTGGCGCGATCCTTGCGCCGAGTCACCGCATGAACAAAATCGAATAGATCACTCACCGCACCTGGCTGCTTGAGCTTGCTGATGATCTCAGGCGGTAGGTTTTCTTCGCCAAACTCTTCAGCAGCCTGCTCCGCGGTCAGGTGGAGATCGCGATACAGCGCGTTGACCCGTCCCTTCGCATCTTCCGCGATGTAATAGGTCTTGATCGGTTGATGACGGAAAAACAATTCGCCTCGATCATCCAGATCACCGCAGAACAAAGCCGCCGTGCCAAAGACCGGACTCTCGATGTAGGCTTCTTGAATTTCTTCATAAAAATTTGACGACTCGATGAACTCGCGCGCCGTCTCGCTTGCCTGGCGATAGAACCTCACCGCCTCATCATCCTTGCGCAGCTCGCGCGGTGGCTGAAACTCGAACCACATCTCTTCCCGCGGCGTCACCAGGCTAGCCAGGCCATTGGCCAGTGTCAGAGCCGCACGCCGTGGCGATGAATCAAACATCTTGTCCGACGATGGAATGTCGGGGATTCCACCACTCGTTATCAGCCGGAATGGCATGAATAAAGCCGATAGCTCATCCCAATGCCCTTCCAATGCCGTGCGCCCACCTTTGAGTGAATCGCGCGCCTTGATTACATCTTGGCCGTTCATTTTGAGGTGGAGCCCAAGAATGAACTGGCAGCCGTTCCAGCCGATGGCGTCGCAACACCCAAAGGCTGCCCGCTGGCCAAAAAGGTTTTTGCGTTGCTACTGCGGTTTTTCAGCTTATCGAGTAAGCTATCTGTTGCCGTATAGGCATCAGCAGTCTTGGCAATCGGCGGGGCTGGTGGCGGCGGTGGCGGAGCTTTAGGCGAGGAACCCATGAGCCAAGCCTGCTAACCCTCCAGCCCATCCGTCTCCTTCCTAGCTGGGAAATCGATAACACCTCAGTCGTCCTCGCCGGTGAAACATCAGCCAGGGCAGGGGATACGGCACCAGCCTATGCCATGCCCTCATGTCTCCCGCATAGAGCCAGACGTGCCAAGCATCGCCCTGGTCATCGGTTTGCCATGGATCGCAGATTCTCGCCTCATCCCATTCGCTGGAAACCTGACGTCCCATCAGAAAAAAATCGTGACCGCTAAAAACATAACCGACTTGCAGGTGCGCCTCGACCACCTCCACGAATGGATCGTTGGGGCAATGTTCGAGATGCCACCTCGCGGCTCGCTCGTATGGGCTCATCGCGTATAGCGCCCGGCACGCGCCTTGGTCTGACGTTGGTGAGCGGGTCGATACTCGCGGATCACTTCCGCGTGACCTTTGAGGAGTCCGTTGAGCATCGCCTCGGCCAGCATTCGGAACGCGTCCGCATCATGACTTGACCAATCGTGAACAGGGTCGCTTGAATTATAAGTCTCATGCTTGGTCGTGCGCGTGTGATAACTCTCTAGTGCCTCCAATAATGCCACCGTGGTTCCTTTCCGAAACACCATTCGCGGCATCAGCTCGACCGCCTTGTTAATCCCTGGCCATACCTCTCGGCACCGCGGTACAATCCGAATCCCCTCCAGCCCCGCCTGCTGCATCTGCTGTTGGAAGTTGAGCCCGCTCTTCTCCTGGGCGGCTGCGTCGTGAGGAAAAAAATGGGTGCCGTAGGGGTAGCCCTTCGCCAGCATGTGCGCCACCCGCTCGGTCGGCGTGTAGTCCAGATTCGCATCGTGGTCGATCACATGAATCTCACGCCCGACGAACTGCCAGTAAATGCAGCGAGTGTTCTTCGGACTGCCCAAGTCCCAGCTCGTATGCACCAGGCTCGACCGGTCCCAGGGGAATTCCAAAATCCTTCCCTCCCGCAGTGCAGTCTCGCAGTGCCGCGCATAGATCGCACCTGGTATGCCTACCGAGAAGTCGCACTCATACTCCTGCTGGAAAATGTCGGGGCTAGCCGTGTTGCGGCGGATGTCATCAAGCTCTTCCTCGGGAATGATCCCACTATCACTCGCCCGCAGCACCATGGAAAACCAATCCTCGGAAGTCGCCGCTAATTGGTGCGTCCGATAGAATGCATTCCTCCCCTTGGGCGTGCCGATGAATGTCGCCCATCCCTGGTAATCGCTCAAGCAAGGACGAATCACGCTCGGCCAGGCATTCGGGTCGATGTCGGCGGACTCATCAATAATCACCCCGTCGAAGTAAATCCCCCGCATCCGCTCGTAGTTGTCACCCGAGTAGAGGCGAATCGACGCCTTATTCGGCAGAATGATTGCTAGGTCGCTCTGGTTGATCGTCACCCCTGGTATCTGAGCACAGAAATCCTTCAGGTACGCCCACGCCACATCCTTCGCCTGGTCGCGCGTCGGCGCGATGTAAGCGTAACGCAGCGGCGGACCCTTCCGCTGATAGGTATTCGCCCGCAAAATCAAATCCTGGATGCAGGAAAACGTCTTGCCGCCGCGGCGATGCACCACCAGGCATGCCCACCGCTGCTTTCGCTCCAGATAAGCCCTGAACTGAGGACGCGGTAAAATCTCCAGCGTCACCCGCTTCACCCGCTAAACCCTCCAATCCTCACCACCACCTCAACCTCTCCCGAATGTTCCAGGTCGATCTTGTCGCCATATCTCTTCGGCAGCATCTTGCCGGCCATCCACTTCCGAGCATCAATTTGCAGTCTCGCCTTTGCTGGATCATCGCAGGAATCTGCAATCTCCACGATCTCCATCGCAAACCTTTCCGCCTGCTCTCCTCGCGCACGCGCGTACATCCCCGCAAACTCATCATGCTGATCAAGCATTTTCAGCACCGTGGTGTAGCTAGGAAACTTCGGATCGCGACAGATGTTGACCAGGCTTTCACCCTCGGCGATCCGCTCGCAGATTTTTCCCGACCACTCTACAATCCCAAATTTCTCAGGACGGCCGACTTTCTTCTTTGCGGGTAGCTTTGGCATCAAATTAAAATCTTCGTCAGTTCCATCCTCCCGAGATCCGACAATCCATAGAAATCCTTTCCAGAGATTCTAGTGATCTCCCAGAAATCCACCACTTGACTGTGGTGAAGGGCATTCCAAATACCAGACTGACTCGCCCCAATCAGCACCATCAATTCCCCGAATGTAACCAATCCACCCTCACCCAACTCCATCAATACAAGCATCTGCAAGTCGCTTAACTTGCAGCGGAATTTACGAGAGATGAGGGTTCTTGGACTCATCAGAATGGAATATCGTCGTCCTCGTCAGAATAGGCTGGTGCCGCGGTGGTTTTAGAATGAGCCGCCTGCTCGTAGGGCGTGCGCGCCTGTGGTGCCGCCGGTGCCTGTCTCGCTTGCGGTGCCGAATGGTATGCCCCAGGATCATGCTCCTTCTTCGGATAGAGTGACACCCACCCGCTCCACTCGGGACCGACCGGTATGCACTTCAGCTTGATGCTGACGCGTCCCTGGTCATCCGTGAATGCCTTGCCGACGTTGGTGTACTCTTTTTTCTTTTCGCCGTCTCGGTTGGTGTATTCTCCAGTCGTCGCGACGGCATCGTGGGTGTATTGGGCTTTGGCCATTTCGTTATTTTTTCGGTTTGATTTTCAGGTTTACTGGCAAGATTCGCAGTTTTCGTCGCCCACCTGGCAGGCTTGAGATGGATCAAGTTCTCCCCAATCCTCATCAATATCGTCAGCAGGCTGATCCTTGACGAACTGGCCATTGACCATGGTGCCGGTGCGCCCCTCGATCTCCGCATACGCTGCCTGCGCACAATACCGAATCGTGGTGCCGGCTCTCTCAGCCATCAGCGTGAGGACAACAAAACAATCGCCGATCCCATCGACCAGACCATCGAAGTCTTTAGCGCTCCAGGCATCAACAATTTCCAGATACTCCTCGCGCAGCTTGTCGATCTGACCCGATACCGTTCCCGTGCCATGCACTCCGGTGATTCCCTTGTCATCTCCCCAGGCAATGATTTTCTCAATAAGTTCGTCGGTCATTTTTTTGAATTTAGATTCCAATCCTGCATGCTTTTTCTCCTCTACCAAGTAGCGGTGATCTAATTTTGAGCAAATGCCTGCCGCCAGCTCTCACAAATCTGCCGCCAGCGTTCGGCTTCGGCCTGCCACTGGTGGCGTTCGCGCACCAACGCACTGTGGCCAGACTGCCAGATTTGGCATGCGTTGCGGGCTTCGGCTAGCTGCTTACGTATCTCGTTCAACTGACTTTCTTGCAGCTTGAAGAGATCCCGCCGGAAATCTAAATCGAATAGAGCTTCATCGCGCTCTTTAATCGCTCCAAGCAGACTGCCTTCGGCCACTTCCTTCCACTCATCCCGCTCGCGTTCGAGCTTGCGGGCAAATTCATCCCACGGTAGTGGGGCATCCATCAACGAACTAAATGTATCGTACTGCATATTGTACGCCCACGCTTCGTCGTTTGCATCAGTTTCAGGTGTATTAGATTCCGTACAGGATTCAGTGTTTTTGTGTAGTTTATCAGTCATTCAGGTTTCAGGGTTCGGGCTTCAGGGCTCATAGTATTCAGCAATAAAATCTAGAATGATTCTCAGTGAAATCAATACCGTAGAACAGATAAAGGCAGTAACAATAATGATTGAGTAGTCGCT